AACAAAAGAGATGGTAAATATGTCGAGGGCGCAGAACCTGGCAAAATAATCAACACGGTTACAAATGAATTGTACGACACTTTAAATGTCGTGCCATGTCACTATAAAAGGCAGTATATAGAATGGCAAGACAGAGGCACTAGTAGTGGTGCACCTGTTGCAATTCATGAAGCAGATAGTGATATCATTAGTCAAACCACTAGAGGTAAAGACTATAAAGATAGACTACCAAATGGTAATTATCTTGATAACACAGCTAATCATTTTGTATTAGTGCTCGGCGATAACCCAACAACAGCGTTGATATCTATGAAATCTACTCAACTAAAAGTTAGTAGAAAATGGAACTCAATGATGATGGGTATAAAAATGCAGGGTAAAAATGGATTGTTTACTCCGCCAACATACAGTCACATTTATAAACTATCAACCGTTCAGATGTCTAACGACAAAGGAACATGGTTTGGTTGGGATGTGAGTAAAGTAGGTCCTGTCGAAGATAAAAATATGTACGACATGGCTAAAAGCTTTGCGACAAGTGTAGGTAAGGGTGAGGTCCAAGCTAAACACGGCTCAGAAGAAAACGAGTCTAAGCAACCATACTAGAATCCTAGGTAGTGGGCGGCTATGCGAGAGTGGATCCGCCCACTTTTAAAGCGCTATGATAGAAAGATTTAAAAACATATTTACAGGATTAGAACGTGCACATGGTGTCACTATTGCAGAAGACACAAATGGTAATGGCACAAAGATAAAAGGTAAGTCGTTTGTAAAACGTCAACCAGTCACTGACGAACTTTGGCAAAAACATTTAGATGGTAAAGAAAATTTAGGTATCATACCTATCAATGATGACAACCAATGTAGATGGGGTTGTATAGATATAGATTCTTACGCAGGTTTTGATCACAAAAAATTAATAAACAAAATAACAAATATGAAACTACCTTTGATCGTTTGTAGATCAAAGTCTGGTGGAGCACATGTATTTTTATTTACATCTGATTATGTTGCTGCAAAAACAATGCGAGATAAATTAGTGCAGATAAGAGCAGTATTAGGTTATGGTAATTCAGAAATATTTCCAAAACAAACAGAATTAAAATCGCAAGATGATACAGGAAATTTTCTTAACTTACCATACTTTAATTATAAGAATTCTGTAAGATATGCATTTAAAGAAAATGGCGAAGCTGCTACACTGGAAAGTTTTTTTGAATTACAAGAGAGATATAAACAAGATGATATTAATACAATAGAAGTTAAAAGACCTGAAACAAAATATTCTGATGGACCACCATGTATTGAGTTGATGTCAGAAAATAAAATAGGTGAGGGTGGTAGAAACAATGCGTTGTTTCATTATGGTGTGTATGCAAAACAAAAATGGCCAGACGGATGGAAATCTAAACTAGTTGTGTTTAACGAAACTGCAATGGAAAAACCATTGTCTGATTCTGAGGTTGATATTGTTGTAAAACAACACGATAAAAAAGATTGGGGATATAAATGTAATGACCAACCAATGTGTAGTTTATGTGACAAGACATTATGTAGATCTAGAAAATTTGGTATTGGACAAGAAGTATTGTTTCCTAATTTAACAGATTTGCAGGTAATAGATCTTGAAGATCCATATTATTATTTAAATGTAGATGGTGAAAGATTAAAATTAGAAAGCGTAAAACATTTAAGACAACAAAGTTTATTTCAAGAAGCATGTATGGTGCAGTTAAAAAATAGACCACCAACATTAAAAGAAAAAGACTGGGTGCATATAACTAACATATTGTTAAACAATGCAGAGGTCACAGAGCCTGCAGCAGGTTTACGAACAGAGGACCAGTTGCAGAATCATTTGCAAGAGTATTGTTTAAATAGAACACAATTAGATTCTAAAGAAGATTTACCAAGAGGTGGCACATGGACTAATAATGGTTATCATCATTTTGTATTTGATAAATTTTATCACAATCATTTAATGCGTAAACGTTGGGATCTTGGATACTCACGAACAGCTGAGATGTTAAGAGAAAAATGTGGTTGTGTAGACAAACGAATAGGTAAAAATAAATTATCCGTATACGTAGTAGAGGAGTTTGAAAAGAAAACTGAAGAGTACAAACAAAAACAATTAAAAGAAGAGACACCATACTAATGAAAACTATTGTATTAGGACCACCAGGAACGGGTAAAACAACTACATTATTAAACAAAGTAGATGACTATCTAAAAAATACAGACCCTGATAAGGTTGGATATTTTGCATTTACACAGAAAGCTGCATACGAAGCAAGAGACAGAGCCATAAAAAAATTTAATTTAGATGAGGATGACCTACCATATTTTAGAACACTACACTCACTAGCATTTAGAAGATTAGGAATCAAAAAAGAAAATGTCATGCAACGTAGACACTACCAAGATTTTGGTAAAAGAGTAAAAGAAGAAATAAATTATGCAGACTATGAAAACGATCACAATGGAATCTTTACATCGGATAGTGAATATTTACGAATAGTAAACCTTGCAATATTAAAAGGTATAACGGCAGAACAGCAATATAATTTAAACGAACATAACCAAGACTTAGAATTAGATAAATTAAAAATTATATCAAACGAACTACAACGATATAAGAAAGAACACAATCTTATAGACTTCAATGACATGATATTAGAATTTACAAAGTCAGACATGGCAGTGCCAAAGTTTGATGTTGTATTTATAGATGAGGCACAAGACTTATCAAAAATGCAATGGGATATGGCAAAAGCCATTTGGCAAAAGACAACAGATTCTTTTATTGCAGGGGACGATGACCAGGCAATATTTAGATGGGCAGGGGCAGACGTAGACTCTTTTATAGCGCAAGAGGGACAAATGCTGCCCTTGCAACAATCGTATCGAATACCTGCAAAGGTGCATGGACTTGCTATGGGTATTATAAATAAAATTAAAACAAGGATAAATAAATCTTGGAATCCAAAAATTCACGAGGGCTCTCTTTCTAAGTATGATGACTTTGAAGACATCAACATGTCATCGGGCGAATGGTTGGTTCTAGCCAGAACTAAATATATGTTAGATAAACTAGAACCAACTCTCTATGAAAATGGATACTATTACAATAATAAATTTAAAAAACAAAAAGAACACACACTACACATGGCAGCGTTAGATTGGGAAAATGCAAGAAAAGGTGCACCATTATCTTATGATCAAATCATGAGAATATATGGATACATGGACGTTGATAAGAACAAATTAAAATCAATGACCAAAGATGGTATGTATGACATGGCGACATTAAAGAAAGATTATAATTTAAAAACAGATGCTGTTTGGTTTGAAGCGTTTAACACAGCCCCAAGACGAGAAGTAAATTATTTAAAACAAATGAGAAGAAGAGGAGAGAAGTTAAACGAAGCACCACGTATAACTTTATCTACAATACATGGTGCAAAAGGTGGTGAGGCAGAAAACGTTGTGCTGCTCACTGACCTTAGTTTTAACACAATGAGAAGCTATGAAAAAAATCCTGATGATGAGAATAGATTGTTCTATGTTGGTGCAACAAGGACCAAGGAACATCTGCACATCATTAGACCACAACAAGATAACAAAGGATACGATCTATGACAAACAAAGATATATTTAAAAAGTCAACATATAAATCATTACAAGAACAGGTAGGTGGGAAACATTATTATTCTATGAAGATTCAACCTGCGGAGTTTATAAACGAGAACAAGTTGCTTTTTGCGGAGGGGAATGCTATAAAGTATATCTGCAGACACTCTGTAAAAGGGAAGGAAGAAGATATTAAGAAAGCAATTCACTATTTAGAAATGATACTAGAGAGAGATTATTCATGATACAAAAACCAATATTTAATCCACAGGTAGAGTGGCTACCACCAACAGAGTTTCCTAATTTATCTAAGTACGATGAGATAGCAATTGACTTGGAAACAAAAGATCCAGAACTAAAAACTATGGGCTCTGGCTCTGTTACAGGCAGAGGACACATTGTTGGTATAGCTGTTGCTGTGCATGACTGGGCAGGATACTACCCTATCAAACATGAAGGTGGTGGTAACATGGACCATGGGATGGTCACAAGATGGTTACAAGATGTATTAAAAACACCTGCAGATAAAATATTTCATAACGCTATGTATGATGTATGTTTTTTAAGGGCTGAAAGATTTGAAATACAAGGTCGTATAATAGATACCATGATTGCTGGCTCTCTCGTAGACGAGAATCGCTTTCGTTACGATTTAGGTAGTATGGGTCGTGATTATGTCGGAAGGGGCAAAAAAGAGGCTG